GTAGGTTTTGGTCTTGCCATTTGCTGTTCTCCTACTATTATTTATCAAAAACAGCATTATATACTTATTTAATTAAAGATCATCGTCTAAAATAGCATCTTTTTTCTGTCCTAGGACAACTTTAAGATCCATTTTAGTTTTAAATGGTCCTACATATTGATTAGTTTTAACAGTGGTAAGTCTAGGGCAAAGACTAATACTCCATCCATTCTTAAATCTTAAACCATACCAACCTGCTACGTGAGTGCTTTTACTTAGGGCTTTTTTAGTAAATGTAGGAAATCCATCAATCTCTTTTACATTAAACACTTCTTCTTGGTCTGTAGGATATCCCATAACCTCAAGATGTCCGCCATGTGTTAAATCACGAATAACAAACTCGATACCCATATTTTTAAGTTCGTTTTCGTTTTGCGCTATTAAATCTTTACGTTTAAGATTAATAGTATAATTGTTGTCTTTGAAGTTCATCATACCAACACGTTTGGCATTTTCTTCTAAGATCCAAAACTTATCTTTAATTACACTTTTTGCTAAAATCATTTATATGTTGCTCCGAGGTACTCTCCATGGTCAGTCATCTTATCTGCGATAGTGACAAGGTTCCATTTACTACAAAACTTGACAAAGTGTAAGCCCACTGACTGTACTCTTTGTTTATTAACGGAATCGCTAATAGTTGTATCTAATGCTATTTTAATATCTTCTGGCTGTTCTGTCAAGTCAATCAGCATCTTATTGTGCAAATATCTATCACGAACTCTATGTTCATTTCCTTCGTGGTCAACCCAACGCTGAAGCATCATCATATTCCAATTGAGGCCCTTGTCTTTTCGGTCAGCAAATGCTTCTCTCAAACCAACTTTATTCTTAGTACCTTTTTCACGTACACCGGGGAAAGCACTAAAGACATTGTCTGAGCTATCGCCACGTATACATTTCTCAAACAGCAACCATTCTGGATCTGGTGGTGCAAGTTCTTCTTTAGTTTTCTTATCTTTAATGCGCTTACCTTTTTCGTCAAAGATACCATCAACTGTAATTAGTTGTTTACTGATGCCATTAAACTGACGAACATTTGGTTTGAGTAGTTGATAAAAATCGCTGTCACTGCTGACAATAACGTGTTCATCTTCTGGATGATTTTGAATCCAGCGAGCAATGAAATCATCTGCTTCACAGCGTTCATGTTGTAGAACGGTGCAGTTGGATTTGGATGTAAGATAGTCTTTGAATTCGTCAAAGGCCTGCCAAAAGATTCGATCTTCTTCTGCTTCTTTAGGACTTAATGCCATACGTGCCGCAGTACGATTGGCCTTGTATTTTGTATCAACATCTTTACGCCAGCTTCGACCTTCAAGGCAGACTACAACGTGACTACCTTTAAAGTCGCGCCATACCTTATTAATGCTGTTAAACATAATGTGGTAAGCCATACCTACCTTAGTTTCTGCATCTTCTCCGCGAACAACGTGTCTAGCACGGAAGAACATGTTAGCGGCATCTACTAGGATGTATTGTTTACCCATTTAAATAATCTTGTATAAGTTGTTGATCAATTTTATCTTTAAAGTGCATGTTGAACTCTTGTAGCAAGCTCATAAATTCGGCATACTCTTTAACTGTCATTAGCATTTCATTTTTAATGTTGTCATCATCGGTCCTTGTTAGGATTAATAATATATGAGTATCACCTACCCATTTAACTTCAAAGTTCCAATTTAATTTTGTTGACATACGCTATTATACACGATTATCAATTAAAGTCAAGTCTTCTTACGCTTTTTTGGTAACTTGTCAGCGTCAGCAACAAATTTGGATTCTTCATCCATTTGGCCACCAATATTCTTACAGAGGTCAGTAAACCACTTGTCGACTACTTCCTCATCTGTGGCACCTTCATAACCATGCTTACGTAGAAACTCGATAAAGGCTTTATTCCATTCCAATTCCATAAAGCCTTGGTTAGGATTTTCTCCATCAAAGTTTGTATTAACAACATTGACCCAAGGTTCTTTACCTTCTTTGCCTGTAGGTTCTTCTTTTTTATTAAATAAGCCTTTTAGAAACTCTTTCATACTAATTCCTCAACAACGCCTAATATTTCTGCGGCAACAAGAAATGCACCCGCCTCACATATCATACCTTGAATTAATGCTAGACCTGCAATGATACGTAATGCACTTTTAACAAGGCTAACATAGAAATGTCCCTTACTTGTATCTTTAGGTTGAACTTCCATTTTTCTTTTCCTCTAATTCTTTTACCACTCGATTAATAGTACTAGCAACATTCAATGCTGCCTGTTTGTTTAAAATCAATGTATGTTGATCTTCTCTATACCCGTTAATTAAAATATCCCATGCACTTTTAATACGGCTAAATCCTTCTCTCCAGAATGGTGTAGTGGTATTTACATAGAATGTCATTTCTATATCTTTGAGGTCATCGTCCCCTGTAAGTTCAATCCACATATGAACTTGATGATCTCCACTGTGACAGTCGCAGGCAATGGTGTATGCTTGACAGTTTCCATAGTCACCATCGAACATTATGCCTTGTGCAGGCGGTTGTGCTTTCATTCTTTACCCCATTTGATTGTTAACCAAATGCGTTCATGAATATAATAATCTACGCTTAATAGTAGATGTAAAACTGTAGCAAAACCCGTGGCGCTTCCGATATCGCCAGTAAACAAATAGGTCCAGAATATAGTGAATAGCCATGCTGTTAAGCGATATGTAATCATTCTGACTACTGTTCTTTTTTTAGTTTCTGTCATTTTCCCCACCCATTACTCCAAATGTCTACGTGTAGTCTAGGACTATAACGATAACCTCGTTCTAATGCAATGTCTGCAATGTGTTTACTGTTGGCAAAGTAGGCCGCATCAGTACCACCTACCGGCATAACAAACGCAGGACCTTTAAAGCCGGCTTCCCTATATTCTGCTGTGGCGGCATCTACTTCTTTAAAGTCTTCTAGTTTATCAACAACAAACTTTAAATATGTAAAACCACGAGTTTGATACTCTGCAACCACTTCGGGACAGACAGCATCCTTCCAAGATTCACCACTGGCACTTAGTTTAGGACTAACACTAAATGTAATTTGATCTTTACGCAAATGATAATCATTGGTTAAGAAACGTTTAAAGTCTTCATGCAAGTGCTGAGTGCCGTTTGTCTCGAAGGTTAAGTTTTCGAGATCACGCATTTTGTTTTCACTGAGCAAGTCAGGATATAGTTGTTGCCAGCCCAGCAATGGCTCGCCACCTGTAATAACAAGATGTACATCATTGCCGTTGTCTTGTTTCCAAGCATGATTAGGAGTTAGCTTTAACATTTCTGCAATAGCTTCATCGATACTATAGTAAGGACTTAGATGTTTAAATGCAGGATGCCAACTAGCATAACTGTCACAACCTGTTTGTGCTAAGGGTAAGTCCATAAACGTTTTATATAGATGTACCTTAGCACCAATGTCATCTGGCTCTGAGGTCTTTTCACCTGCTGGCAAGCCAAAGCCGCCACATTTAAAGTTACAACCGAATGTACGGAAGAATACACTAGGTACGCCGATAAATCGACCTTCACCTTGTGCGCTATAAAAGATTTCACTTACTTTAATTTTGTCCATGTCTTATCCCTGCGTTAGAATTTTTTAATCTGTCACTGTATTTTAACTTCAGAAGGCACTCTAAGTCAAGTGTAATGTTACCTTCTATGGCATACAATTCTGAGTCTTCTGGAGCCGTCCAGGTATCATAAAGGCTACGAATTCGACAATCTGGAAAATTGTCTTCTAGCCAATATTCTAATTGTTTAGATTCCCAAAAATTAAGAGAAATCAGTTGTTGGTTCTTCATCTGCTGTGTAATCGCCTTTACCTGGAATTACGTTTCTTACCCCGCCTTTTGGATTGGCACAGTCTCCTAGTACTCGAAGAATTAAATGAACATGCGGCCAATCAACAGTTTGGCCTGCACTTTCTCCGTAGTTCAATCCTACATTAAAGCCATCACATCTGCCCTCTTCCATAAAGGCAGCACCTTGTTTGGTAGCGGCAGTTAAGCAATCTGCAATGTCTTTAATATCATTCGTCTTAGGTACAAAAAGAAAATGTCCAGCTTCACTGACAGGATAGTTGTCTATAAACACTACCATTTGTTCATTTTCTTTAATTGGGTCACGCCACGGAAAATCTTCCATTACATATTCTTCATTGTCTGATATAGTTACTGTTGTTTTCATTTTGCTTTGCTCTTCTTTGGTTTAGTTTCTGCTGTAGCAGGAACGTTACTTTCTGCTTTTAGTAATGCCTGACGAACATCACGTATCAATGCTTCATCATCCCATTCTAATTTCTCAGGATAACCGTTAGTGTATGTGATAGTTAAGTGACTACCTTTTACAACTTTAGTTTCCGGAAATACTAGTTTAGCACCACCAATAGTTCCAGGCATATCTAGAGTGATACTGTCCTTTGTTTTTTTCTTAGAAGGTTTTTTTACTTTGACTTCTTCTACTTTAGTTTTCTTTTTTGTTGCCATTATTCGTCTCCTTCAAAGTCAATGACATTGCCATCTTCATCTGCAATGATAATACGTACATTGCCCGCCTCATCTTCAATTTTTATTGGACCCCATACCCAACATTCAGTGTCGCTAAGATACCAGTCACCATCTTCATCATCTTCTAAAGCATATGAACCATCTTCGTTGATAAGATCTGTTAGACGTTCTATTTCATCTTCGTCGTCGATACCTTCAATTTCAATATCGCCCCAGCAGCCGCCGTCGTACATTTCAATAAGGTCAGTTGAGTCAATGTTTTCTCCCACAAGACTGAATAAGTCTACGCTGTCTTTCTTGCCGTCGCCACCTGGCACTTCTGAAAACTCAATAGCAGGAAATTTATCGTCTGTAGTTTCGATGGTAAATTCTGCACTACGGTAACCGTCTTTGACAATAATTTTTGCACCATCAATTTTACGATTGTAAAAATGTTCGTGCTGTTCGCAAGATTTTTTATAATGAGTCCTAATAGTCCAAAATGCCATGATTAACTTCTTTCTAGTTCTGTTGCTTCTTGAATAAGCTCAACAAGATCTGCCATACTTGTACATACAATTTTAGCACTAGCCCAATCTTCTTTATGATCATTGCCTGCAATTTCTAACATAAAGCCATTGTCATACATATTAATAGTAAAGCTATCGTTTACCTTGGCTAATTTATCGCTGATTTTATTTGTTTTTACTTTTGCCATATCATTCTCCTTTAAGTTTTTCCATCATCCAGGAATGTGCCACATCACGTATATACGGATATTTAGATACTAATTCCTCATCTTGACTCATATCCATGACTAACTGTTTCATAACTTTGATAGTAGTTATCCAATCATCTGCTGTAATAGTTCCTGCCTTGGTTACTATGTCACCATCCAATTTAAATGTAATAACAGGATCAGGATTACCAATTTGAACAGCATTAGTATGTTGCATGGGCTTGGACCAACTAGTACCATTCATACCATTAGCAGTTAGAACTTGTCCTGCAGAACCTACGTACGGTGGAAGATTATGGCTTGGAGGAACAGCGCCATAACCTGGATGTATATTAGATGTAGCCATTCCGCTCTTCTACTTTCCACAGTTTAATACTTTGTCTAGCTGGTCCAAATTCAGTGGTATGACCTGGTTCATTTTTATCAACATAAGCAATTCTAACTTCTACGTTCAAGTCTTGAAGGTCACTCATAATTTGATTTACTTGGTCAACTAATACTTTTAAGTCTGCGACTTTTAATTCTATTGCTGGATCTTTCATCTTAAATTCTTTATTATTCGTATATAAATCCACTAGGCAGTACTAGTTGATTTTTAAATTCAATTATTTGACTCGAGAACATTTTAAATTTTTCTCTAACATCTTCATTACTCCTGTAAATTAGGTCAGGCACAATTATCTCTTTATTAGTAACAATACAGTATTCATAAAAGTATCGTGTACGTTTTAGCAATCTTTCTAACTGTCCATGTATTATAGCATGTTTTCTATTATTAAATTCTATTGATAATCGATCTAATTTTGTTTTTTCCGATAAGTAGATATCAATATATCGATCAATATATTCGATCCAGGACCAAATAGAATTTTGTATATTTTTTCTAGATACAAATATATCTGTATTTTCTAAAGTAAAGAATGAAATTTCATGATTATTAATCACACATTCTTTAAAGTTTAGAGATTTTAAAAATATAATATCCTTAGAGGAAGCAGGTGCATCTGAAATTTGATGTAATTTTTCTTTATGGTCTATTGCCACCTCATATTCAAATATCTCGTCATGCAGTGGCAATTTTAAATTCACTGATAAGTCAGTGCAGAATTTGGTTGATCCGCTTCGTGGAAGACTAGTTACTATCATATGTATTATCTCTTATTAGATTCTTGTAAACTCAAGGTATCAAAAAACTCTTTCTTTGTACCAACATCTTGACTAAATGCACCTTTAAGTACTGTAGTAGTTGTTGAACTATCGTGAGCCATGATACCCCTATTTTCGCAACACCCATGAGTCATCCTTAAATACACGCCCACGCTTTCAGAGTCTGTAGCTTTCGTAATCTCTTTAGCAATATCATTGGCTAGTTCTTCTTGAAGCGTACCTCGTCTAGCACACCATTGTGCTATTCTAGTATACTTAGATAAACCAATAAGTTTATTAGCGGCAAGGATACCGATGTAGGCAACCCCACTAACAGGCTGGTGATGATGAGAACACATGGAACGTAACTCACTACGTACCACGAGCATACCTTCGTAGCGGTCTGCAGAATCGTTTGGAAATGCTGTTGCGTCTGGTGCTTGTTCATATCTACCTGCCATAATTTCATTAAAATACATTTTAGCAAGACGTCTTGCTGTACCTTTACTATTAGGATCATTCTCTCTATCAATGAGCAAACGATCTAGCACTAGTTCAAATGCTTCTGTTGCTTCGTCGATTAGTTTTTCTACATCACCTTCGTGTAAGTAGTCACTGATATTGTCACCTGCCCAAAAGCGTTTGTTGTCACGTTTCATCTTAGTGCGGATAACATCTGCAAAATACGCTTCTTCGTAGCCCTTGTCGTCTATGTTTTGTAATGTCACCGGTTCGTTTTTATCAGTCATATCTATTACTTCTTCAATTTTGTCTTGTTTAAATTTTAAAATGGTCCCGTGAATGAGCTCATCTTTTTTAAATACAGGTTGCATATAAAGTCTCCATATTAGTATTATACATGATTATTTAGGTCTTGTCAACGTCTTCTACGGTTGTTAGCGTTTGGATTATATGGAGGAAGTTCATCTCTTCTACGACGTTGCGGGAATGCTTTGATCCTGGCAGCTTCTTCTTCTCGTTGTATTCGTTGCGCTTCACGCATAGCATCATTGATTTCAACTTGAGATTTCAATAGACTCATATCTACGCCATTGTCATCTGCAATTTTAAGTATGGCAGCAATATCTTTTGGAAAACAATATCCAGCATAGCCAACATCACCATTTTCTCCCGGCACATTATAATGTGTGTTGCCCAATCTATTATCTTGTGCAAGGATTTCAGTAACATCATTCCACACAACGCCTTGTGATTCACACCACTTAGCAAATTGATTATTATAGATAACTTTGGTAGCCAACCAACTGTTGGCATAATATTTCATAGCGGCCGCACTACCAATATCTGTTCTAACTATTCTAGCTTTACTTTTGTAAGTTAAGTCACTGTTAATAACGTGCGTGGTTATAACACTGGTATGTATAGGGTTGCCACCAATAACAATAATTTTTGGATGCATGTAGTCTTGTATGGCATTTTTAGCAGTCAAGAATTCTGGCATGTGAACAAATTTAAACTTATACTTTTTGTTCATTCCACAGTTATCAAAAATGTCTTTGTACCATTTAGGAGGTGCTGTACTTTTGCTAATAACAAAACCTTCGTAGTCTTTGAGTTGTTCTAACATAGCATCTAAAATACTGGTATCACAACTTCCATCTTCATTTTGTGCTGTAGGCAAACATACATAAATCCATCCACAGTTTTCTTTAATTTGCTCTACGGTATATTGTTGCCATTCTTCAAACTTACCAGGATCGTTAATCATCAACACATTTCTATCGTGAGCAGCCGCAACTGCTGATCCCACAAATCCATAACCAATAATACCAATTCTCATTTTATTTCCTTAATCATTTCTGCGTGGGCCACACGCTTTCTCAAGTTACTAGAGCTAAAGCTATGATCCCTTTGATTGAATACTAATTCAATGCCTCGGTCAAAACATATATTTTTGCCAGTAAAATCTTTTTCTGCATATTCTATTCCTAGGATACGAACATCAATTGGCAATGTAAGTAAAATATCTTCTAAGTCTTTTTCAGTTTGATATACCACTGTTTCGTCAACGTAGCGTACTGCTGATAATTGTATTTGTCTTTCTACTATACTTTGGACCGGAGGATTTTTACTCTCTGGCCTATCAATAGTAGGGTCAGTTTGAATACCGCAGATTAAGTAATCACAATGATTCTTTGCTTCTGCTAGCATAGCAATATGTCCGGCATGAAGTAAATCAAACGTGCTAAATGTAATTCCTATCTTAAGGCCTTTGGCCTTTAAGTCTTTAACTTTGTTGAATATCATGGGCTTGTTTGTACGCTGTTTTCTTCTGATCCAGATGTAACCAATGCTTTAATTAATTCTAAATGATTGTATGCCTCATCTAGTGCTGGGTATTTACTACGCAAGTCCTGCATTTTTTCTTCTTCGGACATTTTTATATTTGCCCATGCAATAATTTTTTGTAAATCTGCATTATGCTGTATTTGAACAGTATTGTCAATACGTTGCCAGCCAGTACCAATACTAACTTCAAAACATTTACCGTGACCATTCCATTGAACAGCGCCAGTAATACCAGGTAGGTTATAATTGTTATCAACTTGATACCAACTAGGTACCGGACCATAACTTTGTATTTTAATCATTTTATATTCCTTAACATATCTCCTGCGCTAAAGAAATTAGTTGTTAAACTAGCCGTTTGTTGTTTGAGCAATGATAAACGAGTGTCATAATAATCCATGTGTGTCATAATAGCGCGGCACAAGTCTGGACGGTAAACATTATAAGCCTCCCATGATTCACTCCATTTACTATCATATTTGAATACATCTAAATACATTTCACTGTAGCTTAGTCTATCTGGCACCATAGGAATAGCATCAACTATTGCACCTTCATAACAGCCAATGCCCAGTGTTTCTTGTAGACTACAACTAAACACAATTTTAGCTTCTCCTAATAATGTGTGATATTCATTCTTAGTAAGTTGCCGATCCTGACATACTACAAATTCATATTGTGGTAAATGAGTTTTTAAATCACGGAAGATTTCAACTTGTTTCTCAGGAGCGATGCGATGGGGAAATACAATAAGGTCACGTTTAGGCATACCTTTGTATAAACTTAAAGTATCATTCATATACTCCATAGGCCAACCGGTGCGAACAAATCTAGGATCCTCACCTTTTAATATTTCGTCAAGGTGTTCACTAAACCAAGGATTCTCTGTAGGATAATCATTTAGTAAATTTGTATAGAACATTTTGATATGAAAGTCTGTGGCAAAATAATTGTGATCAAATGCGTAGAAGAAACTCTTCTCAGCATGCCTAACCCAAGGTTTATTACCAACAAGACGTCCAAGGAAATCTTGAGGATCGTAACTACCGGCATGCCATAACCCATGTGTAACTACTGGAATATCTAGTAGTTCACTCATGTACTTTAAGTTTATGATACCAGGATGCCAAGCGTCAGTAAACAAAAAATGATCGCCAGGCTTAACTGCTCCGGAGCAAAATAAACGGCCCATCTGCTCAACTTGACTAGACTTATAGATATTAGTGCCGCCGAAATTAAGAAAGGCGCCAGGAGTAGTGGCACTAGGAATATCCTCAGGACCAGAAATAACTTGAACATCGTAACCTGCTTTTCTAAGTAATTGTGGAACGTGATCTTTCCACTGACCAGTATAGCGGGTGCTTACTGCTTCTAAGTCAATAATATATATTTTCATCTTTATATTTTACAATCTATTAAGGTGTTTGTCAATAAATACTTCGCCATTATGAGTGAACTAAACAAAATAGAACGACTGTTAGAACTTGCCAAAACACAGGCTTGGTTACAATTTCCCGGAGGTTCGGGCGGTGAGTTTTTTGCATTACATATTAGTAAGTATTCTCCTATTTATGAAAACTTAACACATCTTACAACAGTTAATCGTGAGAATAGAACAGTAATTGAACTACCTAAGTTTTTTAAATTAATGGCCAGTGTGCCGGCAATAACAGGTAATTTAGACGATTTGTATGCGGGAATAATACACGATGCCAAAATACTAAGATTGGATTTGGACAAAGAATTAGACATAGCCGAAAAATTTATTAAAGATAAAAAATATCTACTTAGGGTACACTATTCGGTTAACGAATATTTCAATAAACAAAACTCATTTGCAATAATTCCAGATAACGAACTGTGGTTAGAATATTCGTCTTTAATGCGTGTTATAAAAGCGTGTAGTTATAAACTGGATTATAATCTTGCATCAATGTATTTTGATGAGTATACAAGCAAAAGCGGCAGAGATAGAAGAAAGTATGATGATGCACTTAAATGGATGCAAGATAATAATCAAACAGAAATTTATTTTGGACATCGATATTGTATAGAATATTTAGATGAGATCGGCAGTTATAAAGATATTTTTGCAATGTCATTAGTAGACATTTACAATTTTTTCTTAAACAAAATTAAGAAAGTGCAGTTACCTTCTTGTCCGGTATATCATACTAAATTTATACAAGACTCTACTACGATGCTAACTGACAACGTTAATATAATAGAGTATACTAAAATCTTTAATGAGGGATATTTAGAAAATATGTTTAATATTTCTAACCCAGTATTCCATCAAGAGTTATTACAATGGCATACAACTAATATTTCGTTGATAAAATCTTATGGCTTCGACACAGATAAATTTATTTTATGATTACAGAACAACAACTTAAACAACAAATTAATGATATATTTGCTCAATACCAATTACATTATCTTGCATATAATGGCGGCTCTGGTGGTGAATTCCTAATAACTAAATTAAGACAATATTCTAATATATACAAAACTGATGCAGATGCACTTAGGTTAGATGAAAATAATAGAACAATATTACACGTAACTCCATTTTTATCGGCAATTGGATTTTCTCGACTCGATAATGGGAATATTGAAGATATAAAAAATTTAATATTTAAAGAATTACTCAGAGTGTCTGCTGGAGATTTAAATGAAGCAATAAAAATAATAAACGGCACTCGACCTATGTTAGTAACTGATAAACCTAATCTATGTAAACTACACCTGACAACTAATTCATATTTCAATAAAACCAACACATGGTCTATATTCATAGATAATAAAGAAAGCTACACTTATATAAACAAATTACGATTTTTAAAAGTATTCAATAATAAATCTTCTGTAGATTCAATTATCGATACGTACAAAATGAATTTCTGGAAATTAGGAAGCAAGCTAACTATACTAGATGAATTTTCTACATGGTCAAAAAGTGTTGGTATTACTGAAATAGAAGAAATATATATTGCATGTATGATGTCTAATTATATATTCCCAGATTTTAAAAATTTTAAAGAGTTAATATCGAGCACAACTACTGAGCTATATTGTAAGTATATAAATTACTTAGATGGTCCATATGAGAATAACATACAGTTTTTTCACGACACTACAGTTAACACAAATAGAATTTACTACAGCAAACTATTCGAAAAAGGTTATTTGGAAGAAATATTCCAAATAACCAATGATGAGTTCAGTAAAGATTTACTCGAGTGGCACCATAAGAATTTAAATGCGGTGTCTAGTTTAGACTAAACTAATTTTTACTTATACAATTTTATCATCTTCATATTTAAACCAAGGAGTAAAGTTTTCTCTATTAGTTAATGAATGTAAACTATGACTCCACACACCGGGATTAGTTGCCTTAAAATCCTTGTCATCAATTTTAATCATAGTGTTATAATTCCACAATTTAATATAAGGAATCGGAACACGGATCTGAGGAATAAAATTATCGTTCTCGTTTAGACCACCGTCATTGAATTCTTCAACAGCACTTAGCGGAATATCTAATGAGCATAGATAATTTTTGTCTAGAAAGAACTGAATCATATCTTGCCAGCTATCCCACTCTTCTGGAGTCTGTGGATTAAAACTATGATTGGCTCCAAAAAAGATATGTTTGATAGTATTGTTAGCTGCCAATAATAATTCAATAGCATCTATAGTTTGAAGATTAGTTACAAACAAAGTATTCATTCCATAGGCAGGTGTGTGTTCAATCTCTACGCCAGTAAAGAATTGAACATCATCCTTCTCCCCTTGAGCATAATCTCTTTTCATAGTATGTCTTTCAACAATTCGTCAGCATCTAGACCTTCCCAAGAATCTTCATCTTGGTCTTGCTCAACAACGTCAAATAAGCTATCAAATGTTTCTGCTGTGTTCTTTAGAGTTTTCTTGACATTAAACTCAGCCAACAAATGTTCAGCACGATTGAGTTCTGTCATAGGTGTTTCGCTGTTAAAGACTCTGTTAACAAGTTCAATCATATACAAAGTATTTCTAGGTACCCATGAGCTAGGTTCATCAACACCATTCTTGACTTTAGTCCAATGTCCAGGATCAGGTTGATGCATCAAAGCTGCCGCATCTGCAAGCATGTTAGCACGTTGAACTGATTCAATGTGTTGATATACGTTATGACCCATTTGTAAGAAGTAACTAAAACTATCCCACGAAGTTTTACCTTCTTTGCCAATCTTGTTTAGCATACCAGGAGAATAGTAACAGACATCGCCCATGGTCATTCTATCGCCAATAGGACTAGACCAAGGCCAAGGAATTTCACTACCAGCAAACTTCTTACTATCTAATGCCTTAGTCATTACATAACGAAAGCTGTCATTTTCATGTCTATGCTGTGTATAGATTTGACCTTTAGCAGTGGCAATGAAAGGACTGGCACAGTCAAATGTAACATTCATACCTGGATTAATAGTTTTTCTGATATTACGTTGTACTGCTGTTAGCAAACAGGCCCACTCTAATTTACTTGTACCTAAGAAGTGAATAACATCATGTCCTGGATCAAGAAGTTTATCATCTCGTAAAGTAATAAGTCTGCGTAACATTAGATATGCATCACGCATATTCTGTCCACCCATGGCCCAACCTTCGAACGGATAATGCTTTACTGCGTCATACCAAATATCAGCATCAACACCATTACCACCCTGTAGTACGTTTAGGAATTTAGTTTTACCTTTACGATTCTTTAAGAAGTAATCGTTGTTAAACAAAGTTCCTTTAAGTGCATCATTAAAGCCGTTGAGCTTGGTACGACTCTTATTAACTGGATCGGCAGCCCATGTTGGAATATCAAGGATCATTGAATAGTCAGCAGTCTCTTCTAACCAATTTAGAATAGCATCACGAACTCCATCTGCTGATCCTTTATAATCAGCATCACCCTTCTTTTCAAAGAAGCGATCCCAGTCAAACTTAATAACACCTTTACCAATTTGAAATCCACCTGAGTCGCCGAGAATAAAAGTTTCTTTTTTATCTCTACGATGGACCATAGATTCTTGTACTTTGCTTTTAGCAATATCAAGTTGAGCGTGACCTGCTGAATACAATGCCCAAGGATAATAATAGTAGGCCTGTTCTTTGTTTAAAAAGTTAAAGCCTTCTATACCATTTTCACATTCTGCAGGAATACGATCTTTAGGAACAAACTCACTATGATGTTGTTTGCTGATAAAGTCGTTGTAGAATGTGCTGATACTAGGGAGGAACACAGAATAGTCTGCATTCTTTGCCCATAGATCAACTGTGCTTTTTTTACTGAGCGACATAACCAGTCTCAGTATTCTTCATTGTACTAGCAAAGCTAGGCCAAGCACTCTTATAAAGACCCACGTGAATCTTTAATTTCTTTGGAGTACGATCATTAGTAATTTGGATATTAATGTCGTATGTATAACTGTGTTCTTTCAACACAATTTCTGTGATCTCAAAACTGTGCATCCATCTCTGGTCACACATATCTTGTAGATACTGGCAGAACATGTCTGCGGCAATGTGTCCAAGACCATCTTGTAACACTCCGTCGTACATCTCACTAATTTTCAACAAATCATATTTGATATCGTTGATATTAATCATAGCACGACTTACATAAGAATTATTATTATGCATAGTTCTCACTTTACTTCTTGTTAAATTGAATGTGGCATCCATTTTCTTCATCCTCACTCACGTCAATCCATACTGCCCTGCCAGGATAGCGGGTAGCAATTTGAGAATATAAATCCTCTGCGATCATCTCGCAACTTTTAAAGTCTAATGCTAGTATAGCATCTTTATAGAGATTTTCCAACCAGCGTTTAAATTGAATAAATTCAATGTCACGATCGTCATGAAACACTTCAATGGATACTTTAAAATGAAATATGTGTCTGTGAGGATAGCCAAGAAAGCTGACATCATATTCATCGCCGGTAGCCAAGTTGGGATCAGTTAGAGCCGCTGGATACTTATGTATTCCTTCTTTTTGGAAGGTTACCCAAATCATTTTATTCATTTTTTAAAATCTCAATGCTAGGATATTTTAATGTATGTTTAACTACTGGTTTATTAGATTCATTTATAATTTCAGCAAGAGTATCTAATTCATTATCTGCCTTAACATCTGTAACTGGTGTTTCATTGTTAGAAGGATTAGAGTCATCTTTAGAAAATTTCTGATATATATCCCAGAATTTCCAATCAATTGCTTGAAGATGTTTTTCAATCTTCTCAAGTGTTTCTACTATTTGTGCCGCTTGATTATCTGTCATTTTTAAATTTCCTTGTCGGTATCGTCACCGTCTCTATGTACTACACTAAAAGTGTAGCCATTTTCTTCACCTACAGTTCTAAACATATTCATAATCATCCACAGTTTCCAATCGACTCTGTGTAGATATTCTGTATGTTTTTTTAGCTCTAAAAGAATTGCATCTTGTGTAGATGCTAGCGAAACTTCTTCTTGTTTAATAGGAGTTAGTTTAGTTGCCATAACAATCCTTATCGTGTATGGCCTGGCAAGATGTAATTATATACACCTGTGCCGCTGTCAATGGTAATCATACAAGCTACTTGACAGAATTGTACTTTGCATTCGCCGCTCATGCCAAGTTTAAGAATACTCAAAAACTTGTCAATGGGCCAAGAATAACCTTCTTTCATAGTACCTGTTACATTAGTTGCAAAGGTCATACGTCCAAAGTGGCTGCCGCCTGTATCACTACCAAATATGAGAACAAGGTCGTTGTTCTCTGTCTTTACAGTAAATGTTGGCTCTAGCGCAGAGTAGATACCTGCCTTTTGTGCCATTTCACTGACTTTAGTTTTCTTGGGTTCAAAACTAATATCCCATTTAACACCTTTAAACTTGCTTTGCTGTAGTTGTGTGTCGATAATCTCTTTGCTCATCAAACGATACTTGTCGTTGTTGCCTTCTGCATCTTTAAAGATAAAATACTCTGGAATATCATTTCCATTTTTATTAACTGTAGATACTTCGACTTCAACGCCATCTTTGTTGTAAAGTCCAGTGAGACCATTTAAGAAACTTAAATTTCCCAATCCAACTTCACCGATTAACGATGCCACTGGGTTCTTTAATTCAGCTTCGAGGACCACGTTACGTTTTTCGTCACAGGTCCATATTTCTGTGCTAGCATCAGTGCCTGTAATCTTTGCTAAGTCAAAGAAGCCGAGGCTGGCTGTGTGTCGCACGATATCAAAAATTGCGTCTTTCATTATTTTCTCCTATACAGTAGTATACTGTATTTAGGTTAGTGTGTCAACTGTTATAACTACCTATATTACCAAAACATAGTTAAGCTGATCTTTGATACGACGTGCGCCAAGCATGTCGTGTATTCTATTTAGTTACGCAAACAAACTTTCGAAGGTGTTTGTTTGATCACTTGCTCGAATATCCCAATCAAGAACACCAATTAAGTTTTCCACTTTATTGTTGATGATTGTTTCTTCCATTGCACCATGGTCAAAAGGCATTTCCTTAAACCAATCAGGCAATCTCATTTCGTCAATGGGATAGGCAATACTAGTAATACCCATAGGATTGGATTTAAGTTTACAAACAATAACTTTCATACCATCTGTAATATCCAAACTTGCTTGGTCACCATGTGCTTTCTTAAACCTATTCCAATTGATAGCCGCCATGGCATGCCCAACTCCGCACTTACCAGTCTTTTCAAAGACATCTGTGTGTTTGGTTAAGTTGTTAACACGCTTAGGAGTACCTTTCTCCCAACC